GTACCTGCTGTGCCTGTAGTAGATGTAAATGTAACTTCTGTGCCATCTCTTTTTGTAAATTTTAGTTTCGTTCCTGTTTGAATGTTTGCATAATCTGTAAGTGTAATTGTACAATTTGCTGCTTTACCACCTATAATATGTCTATGCCAAGCAATAACATCTTGTTCTCTTTGGTAAGTCATACCCAATAATGTTCCATCTGCTCTAACTGCATAATATATTTCATTAGGTTCTTGTGCCCAGTCTACATCTACAATACCACCATCTGTTATATGTTCTGCAAGTAATGTTAAATCAGGAGCAACATAAGCATCGTTTTGAAAACTATATCCTAACTCTCTTACTCTTCTTTGTTGTCTTTGAACAAACAAAACACTAGGACCAATTTGCATAGGTTGTACTGTATATCCACCATATGTAGTTTCTTGTTTAATATTTACGTTTGTAGGTGTTAAAGGGTCACCAACAGGTCTATCAACTCTAAACTCACCACCTGCAGTTCCTATTAATAAATCTCTTATAGGTGCTAACCATCTAATTAAATTAACTCTATTTGCTGCAATAGTATATATAAATGCGTCTGATGCACTAGCATCTCCTACATCAAAACTTTCATAATTACCAGATTCAGATGCCCATATTGTTTGAGGATAATTTGTTGAACCCCCAAAAATTAATCGTTGTTCAAAAAAAGATACTGTTTGTGGCCATCCTTGTGAATCGGCCCACGAACCAAGTTGCCATGCTACTGTTGCATCTGTATTTGCAAATGCTTTTGTTATAGTACAAACAACAACTGTTGTATTAGTTCTTGCAGTAATTTTAGCTTCACCACTATTAAATTTTAAAATTCGTCCAACATCTGTGGTTTGAAAACCATCTCCACCATTAACACCTGTTGTTGCTGATGCAGTTATATTTACTCCTGTGCCAGTTCCAGAAGATGCTGGTGTTAATGTTGTTGTAGTTGTATTTGCATCTAAATACGGACCAGTTGCTGCAAAATCTACATCTGCAAGTGTCCAAGTAGTATGAGCCGTTCTCGATAATTTTTCTGGTTCATGTTCTGGATGCACTATATACATAATGTCTGCTGATTGTGCAAATCTTAAATCAAAAACTTGTGCTGCTGTGTATGGAGTAGCAATCTCATAAACTTTTTGTGCATCACCATTTGAACTATATGTTGTATAACTACTTGAATTTACACCAGATAATTCAAATGTATTTGTTGTTTTATTTGCCACAGTATATCTTCTTCCGTTTACTTCTGTCATACCAACAACATTATTAATCCATACATGGTCGCCATCGGCATATCCATGTGAAGTTGCTGTTACTACTGCTGGGTTTGCTTTTGTAATAGCTGATATAGTTTTATCAGCTTCTACTATTTGTCCATTATCTTTATAAAATCTTATATATAAATTTCCAAACTCTAGAACATATGATTGTGTTACATTAAATTCAAAAGGAATTAATCTAGTTGCTGCTGAAGAATCTTTTACTTCGCATACAAATCTAGTTCCACTTCTTCTTGTTGCTCCACCTTGAGGGAACACAGTCATATTTTCTAAAGTTTCTACACCATTTTTATATTTGGTAAAATCTATTTGCCCAGCAAGTTTAGGTGTAATTTCACCTGCTGTAAAATTAGTTTGTAAAGGATGAACTACTGTTGAACCTGTTGCCATTATTTTCTAAAGTCCGTAAATGTATCTGAAACAAGGTCATCGATAAACCCTTCTTGTCCATCTACACTTCGTGCTTCAGAAAGTTTTGCCTGATAAAGTTTGTGCATTTGAGCTTGCAATGTTGTACTATTAGTAATTGGATATGCTAATTTAACAGACAAATGTGCAGTTAATGTATCTACAAATAAAGAATCAAATAATGCTGTATCTGTTATTCTTCCTATGTAAAGAATTTTAGCTGTGCCTTCATCTGACAATAAAACTCTACCCTCAGTTGCTAAATTTTCTATTTTAAAAATATAATCTTGGTATTCCATTTCCAAGACCCTTAGACAATATGGGTCTGTTGGTAATGCATATTGATAAGCAAATCCATAAGCAGGTGTTGTTGACAATTGTGTAAGACTTGCTCTAGTTATTGCAAAATTCCAGGGATGACTTCTTAATAAAGAATCTCTTGCTGTTTCATAAAATGCATTACAAAGTCGTGCTCTTTCTGTATCATCAGTAAGGGATGTAATAGGGTCATCTCCTAGTTTTCTAAGTGCGTTTGAACATATTGAAACTTCAGTTGCCATTTTTATCCTTTAGAGGGTAGCCGAAACTACCCTCCTTTGTTGTCGTACTAGTCTACGATATAGGTAATTACACCTACTAAATCGTCACTGTCTGCTAAAGCACCAATAGCTTTTGCTACGATAGCAACTCCAGCTTTACTTTCAAATGTATAGTTTCCACCAAGCAGTTTACCTGCTGCTGTGTTTCCTTCCATTGTAAAGTAACCTACTGTGTCAACATCTAAACCATCTACTAGACCATCTGGGTCAGCAGTTACTGCTGTTCCATCTAAATCTTCGTAAGCTGCCCATCCAATATCCATTGTTTGTGAACTTGCTGTCCAGTTGCAATAGAATCTTGAAAGGCCACCTAATAGTTTAACTTTACCTGCAGGAAGTTTCCCAAGGGTAACAGTTGAACCTGCGTCACCAACTCCACTTTGATTATGTGTAAACTGTAATGTTCTTAGTTTACCTTTATCAGCAACAGCATTTGCTGTTACTACAGGAGTGGCTATTGCATTTGTGTATTCTGTACTATTTTGTGTTGTTACGGCCATGTTAATGTCCTCCTTGTTTTAAATTTTATTCCGTACAGGCAATTTCTACCATTTTTTCTTCTTCGATACGAGTTGCACCGACTGTCATTGATAAAAATACTTGTGTTGCGTAATTTTTATCAGCTCTTTCGGAAATTTTAGTTGAAATATCTGCTCCAACTGCAAGTCCTATTGCTGATTTACAAAATGCTAATACTTGTCTGTTTCCATCACTATCTGTACCTAATCTTTGTGTACGGATAAATTTGAATCCTAGATAAGTGTCGATTTCGCCTTGTGCTAATGCTTTTACTGTAGAGTAATCAGCAGATGTAACTTGTTCTACGTTCAATAGGTCTGTAATTTGACCTGCTGTACATACAATAAATCTTTCTTCTTCTGGGTCTACATCACTTGCATCAATAATTTCTTTAGCAGAAAGTAATTTTGCAAGAGTTAAGCCTCCACTAGAGTGTGCTACTTTATTTCCTGATGGAAGTGTTACTGATGTACCACCAGCTACTCCACCATAAGATGTTCCTGTAGCTGCTGTAATAATAGCATCATCCATTGCTCTACCCATAGCCCAAGCACCTGCTTGTGCATATTCGGATTGAGGGGAAATAAGCATTCTTACTTTATCTTCGTTATCAATTAAGTCTGCCCAGTCATAATCATCCAATGACACTTTACGTCTGGAATGTGGTGTATCCATACGAGGAGTATCAGCGTGACGAGACGTTCTTAATTGTGCTGCAACAGAGCCAATTCTTTCAAAGAAATGTGCTTTACCAGTTACTGTTTCTGTTCTAACGGCATCTCTAAGTCTTGAACCTTTCTGTTGAGCCAAATGAAATACGTTGCTTTTATACTGTTCAACAAAAGCTGTTGTAATTTGTATTGACATAATTCAGTCCTCCTTAAAATAAATTTATAAATCGGTCTTTATCCTTAACGGGAAACCTATGTTTTAAAGCCACATACGGCTAACCGATTCGTTATCCTAAAAGGGCGAACTTGGTACGCAAATTATATCATAAAAAATTAACTATTGCCAAATGCTTTTTCATGTAATTGTCGCATTTTTTCAACAGCTTCTAAATGTTCTCTATGTCCAGCATCAAAATATGGATGTTTTGAGTCACTCATTATTTGTTGTATCTCTTGTTTTGCATCTATAGGAGATACTGCCAATCTATTATTTTGTGTATTTTTAGCCATATCTTCTGTAACTTCTCCACCTAACTTAGCAAACATTCTAATTAGTGCTGGGTGGTTTCCTGCTTCTGTATTCATAAGTTCTTGAACATCTTCGTCACCATATACTTGTAAAGCTCTTTGTGCTGCACGCACATTTTTATCGTAATCAAACCCCCATTCTTGTTTAAGAGTTTGTTCTACTTCTTCACGTTGCACGTTTATTTGAGAACCTTTA